CCATATCATGCGAAAAACAAAGAACGAGCTTAAAAAACTACAAGCTAGTGGTTTTTATCGTGATATAGACTTAGGTGAACCAAAATCATACCATTCTGATATAGATGAGAGAAAAGCAGAAGAAGGCGGATATTCTCTATCAGATGATGATAGATACGCATTGTATGAGGTTCATGCTGATCTTGTAATAGATGGTATAGATGATTCAGAAGATGAGATCGCAAAACCTTATGTGGTTACCATAGAACGTGGTTCTAATGAAATATTAGCTATAAGACGAAACTGGAATGCCGAAGATCAGTTGATGTTGAAACGTCAACATTTCGTACATTATGTATATGTTCCTGGATTTGGCTTTTATGGACTTGGACTTATTCACATTATAGGAGGGTATGCCCGTGCAGGAACTTCAATTATTCGTCAGCTTGTTGATGCTGGTACTCTCTCTAATTTACCAGGGGGTCTTAAATCTCGTGGACTACGTATTAAAGGAGATGATGCGCCTATTGAACCAGGTGAATGGAAAGACGTAGATGTACCGTCTGGTAGTATAAGAGATAATATCATGGCTCTACCTTATAAGGAACCGAGCCAAACTTTATTATCCTTGTTAGATAAAATAACAGTAGAAGGCAGAAGGTTAGGGGCTATCAGTGATATGAACATATCTGATATGTCAGCTAACGCTCCTGTCGGTACAACACTGGCTCTTCTAGAAAGAACATTAAAACCCATGGCAGCAGTACAGGCACGTGTGCATTATGCTATGAAGCAGGAGTTTAAGTTACTTAAATCTATAATGGTTCAGTATGCTCCTGTGGAATATACATATCAACCTCATAGAGGTCAGACAAGTGCCAAGCAAGCTGATTATATGATGACAGATGTCATACCTGTATCAGATCCAAATAGCTCTACAATGGCGCAAAGGGTAGTACAGTATCAGGCAGTTTTACAGATGGCGCAACAAGCACCACAAATATATGACTTACCGCAGTTACACCGACAGATGATTGAAGTATTAGGCGTGAAGAACGCAGATAAACTTGTTCCTACGAAAGATGATATAAAGCCAGCAGATCCTGTCAGTGAGAACATGAATGCTCTTACAGGTAAACCGATGAAGGCTTTCCTATATCAGGATCACGATGCACATATCGCATCTCATATATCATTCTTACAAGATCCTACGATGGCACAGATGATAGGACAGAACCCACAGGCAAAGCGTATCATGGCCGCATTGCAGTCACATATAGCTGAACATCTTGGATTCAAGTATCGTAGACAGATAGAAGAAGAACTTGGAGCACCTCTACCAGCACCTGGTGAGGAGTTACCAGAAGATATAGAAGTGAGTCTATCTCAACTAGTGGCTACCGCAGGAGCACAGTTACAACAGAAGAATGCAAAACTAATGGCTCAACGTCAGGCCATGGCAAAAGCACAAGATCCTGTTGTACAAATGCAACAGCAAGAACTAGGTATCAAACAAGCTGAAGTACAACGTAAAGCACAGAAAGATGCCGCTGATGCAGCTATTGATAGAGAAAAGGTAGAGATAGAAAAAACTAAAGTAGAGATTGACGCAAAAGAAAAAGGAGTTAAGTTAGCTAAAGAGAAAGTAGAAGCTGACAACAAACTTAATTTAGATATACTAAAAACCATAAAAGGAAAGCAGTAATGGCTAAATCACCCGCATGGCAAAGAAAAGAAGGTAAATCTAAAAGTGGTGGACTTAATGCAAAGGGAGTTGCCTCATATAGAAGAGCTAACCCAGGATCTAAGTTAAAGACAGCGGTTACAACTAAACCTTCAAAGTTGAAAAAAGGTTCTAAAGCTGCAAAGAGAAGAAAGTCTTTTTGCGCTAGAATGGAAGGAATGAAAAAGAGGAGAACAAGTGCAAAGACAGCTAGAGATCCAAACTCTAGAATAAACAAGTCTTTACGTAAATGGAACTGTTAGGAGAGAACATGGCACAAACCGTCTTTGACGTGCTTAAAAATAAGTTGATAGAGGAAAAAAATACATCAATAGAATTTCTTGGTAGTGGAGGAGCAAAGGACTTCTCCCAATACAAGGATGTGACTGGTTTTATACGAGGTCTAGAAATCAGTATATCACACATGGAAGACCTTTTGCGCAACCAAATGGAAGATGAAGATGAGTGAAACAAATACAGAAAGTGCTAAAATATATACTTACGACCCCAAAGTATCTGATGAAGATCTAGAGGTGCAATTACCTAAGCCTGTAGGATACAGGTTATTAGTAGCCATGCCAGAAGTCGAAAAGACTTTTGACGGTACAAATGTGCTAAAAACTGATTCAGTAATCCATAACGAGCATATTATGTCTATAATAGGTGTAGTGTTAGATATGGGAGAAGAAGCATATAAAGATAAAGAACGTTTTAATAATCCCTGGTGTAAAGTAGGTGATTATGTAATGTTTCGTGCAAACACAGGCACGAGATTTAAAGTAGCAGGTGTAGAGTATCGTTTAATGAATGATGATTCTATCGAAGCTGTAGTGGCCGACCCTCGTGGTGTATCGAGAGCAATATAGGAGATAAAAATGGCAATCGAGAAAGTAGAGTATAGCTTTCCACATGAGAATGAAGAAAAAGATATAGAAATCGAATCTTCTTCTGCTGTGGAGGTGGACCTCAATCCAAAGAAAGAAAAAGAAGAAGTAAAGGTTGAGGTAGAAGAGCCTAAGAAAGAAGAGGTAGAAATCGAAGTTGTCGATGATACCCCCAAGGCTGACAGAAATAGAAAACCTTCAAAGCCCCCCGAAGATGTTACTGACGAAGAACTTGAACAGTATTCTGAAAAAGTTCGTAAGCGTATACAGCATTTTAGTAAAGGTTACCACGATGAAAGAAGAGCAAAAGAAGCTTCTTTACGTGAAAGTAAAGAACTAGAACGCCTTACAAAAAGACTTATGGAAGAGAATGATAAGTTAAAAGGCGACTTGAATAAAAACCAAGAGGCTTTGTTAAAACAAGCACAACAAAGTGTAGATACTGAATTATTAAATGCTAAAGAAGCGTATAAAAAAGCTTATGAAGCAGGGGATACAGATGCTGTTTTGGCAGCTCAGGAAGCCCTTACGCAGAATAAGATAAAGGCTGATAAATTAAAAGATATTAAAATACCTTCTTTACAGGAAAAGGATTCTGATGTACAACAGAATGTAGATACGGCTCCTACTGCGCCAAAAGTCGATGATAAAGCTTTGGAATGGTCAAAGAAAAATCCTTGGTTTGGCACAGATGACGAGATGACAAGTCTTGCCATGGGAGTCCATGCAAGGTTACACAAACAAGGTGTAGACTTGCAGAGCGATGAATACTACGAGGCAATAGATACTCGTATGCGTGAAGTGTTCCCAGACAAGTTTGAGAGCACTGATGAACCAGAGGTTGAAGAGTCGAAAAAGCAGACTAATGTGGTTGCACCCGCAGCTCGGAGCACAGCACCTAAGAAAATTAGGTTATCGCAAACACAAGTCGCCCTTGCTAAGAAACTTGGAGTACCGCTTGAATTATACGCCCAAAAGGTTGCAGAAGAAATGAGGAAATCATAATGGTTGAAAATCGAATAAACCGTGAAGCTACAACACGAGAAAAAGTAGTACGTAAAAGAGCATGGACTAGACCAGAAGTCTTACCTTCCCCTAATCCAGAGCCAGGTTACGCATTCCGATGGGTTCGTGTAGCAACACAAGGACAAGTTGATCCAACCAATGTTTCTTCAAAATTACGTGAAGGTTGGGAGCCTGTAAAGGCAAGCGACCACCCAGAAATTACCGTTGTATCTATTGAGAATGAAAAGTTCAAAGATAACGTAGTTATAGGTGGTTTAATGCTTTGTAAAGCTCCACAAGAGCTTGTAAATGAACGTACCGATCACTTTAAACAACAGACGGACGGTCAGATACAATCTGTTGACAACAACCTTATGAGAGAAAACGACCCTAGAATGCCGTTATTTCATGATCGGAAGTCTAAGGTTACTTTTGGAAAAGGCAATTAGTTAAGGAGACTAAAACATGGCTTGGCCTACAATAGATGCCCCTTACGGGCTAAAACCAGTCAATTTGATTGGTGGTACGCCATTTGCTGGAGCCACTCGACATTTCTCTATCGCTTCTGGTTACAATACCAACATCTTTAATGGTGATGTTGTAAAATTAGTGAATACGGGAACTATCGAAAGGGATGCAGCAGCGGCTACCGCCACACCAGTTGGCGTATTTCTAGGCTGTACTTTTACAGATCCTAGTACATCTCAACTTACTTTTAGACAGTATTATCCTGCTGG